GCATGGTACTGGATAGAGAATAGTTATGGAGTGGTATCAACACCATCTCTTAATGAATTACCAATATCATGTAAAATACAAAACATAAGAATTGATACAGGTGATAGACACAAAGTATTAAGAGACATAGGTTCACCGCTTGCTTGTAACTTATTAAAGCAAACACATGAGCCAAAAGTCCACTTGGAGTATATTCCGCAAGCTGGAGACACAATGATTGATGACACAATAGATAGAAGTAGCACATGTACATTGCAATCTATCTCTATGTGCGTAGGTATGAATACAAAAATGGTGGCTGATGCTGACGATGTTTCTTACTATGTCATCAATGGAATGAAACCCGCAACAGTTAGAATTACAAGCTCAAAAAATACTGAATACTTAGTTGTGATAGATTATGAAGCAAAATCTATTATCACACTTAATGTTCTATCTACATATTACTCATATCCTACTGATGCGAATAACAGTAATTATACTACTCATACTGGTTTAACTGGTAGTGCACCAAGTGTATTAACAGGAAATTATCTACAGTTCAATGTAGCTGGAGAAATCCGAAAAACGGGATACCATGTAGTTAATACTGACCATATTGCTTTTATCACAAATTCAATAGAGCTTACTGTAACTCACAAATTGACTCCTTACACTGACCATGATTCATTATATAAGACTTATATTATTGAGGGAGACATGGATGTGGAAGGTAGTGTAGACATTACCCTTGATGGTGGTGGTGCATTACACATTGATGAAGTGCTGAATAACAGAAGCTTTGAAATAGTAATTGATATGGGAACAATGAGTGCAGCAGCAAATGTGCCGAGAATAACTTTGCCCGCTTGTGAGTGGAAAAGTTCTAGTGTTGATGGTAATATTGGTGGAGAGGCGATGATAAGCTCTGTACCATTTACAGCAAAACCATCTGCTTGTAATAACTTAGTATCAACTCCAACAGTGTAAGTATTTTAGAGGGCGATTCCCTCTATCTCATTTTTAATTTAAAAGAGGAAATAATATGGCAAAAAAAGTAAAAGAACCCTACAGTTTAGAATTTGTGAATAAAGGCAAACCTTTTTCTATACCAAATTGGACTACAGACAAACATGAATCCGCATTGGCTAAACTTGCCGCAGATTCAAAAGATATGACAGCAGAGCAACAAGAGAAAGAGTTCAAACATTATGTTATCTATGAAACTCTATCAACTATAGATACAACTGGAGAATGCGCTTTAGAAAAAATAAGAAACATGCATCCAGCAGATTTAATTGATATATTTAATGCTGTATATAGTGCAGGTAGAAAAGGGATTTATTCTAAGGATTTTCGCAAGGAGCTAGAGACCCGCACACTCCAAAAACTAAAATCTATTGGGATGAAGAGCTCCAAAAGTTCCAAGAATTAATGAATTTTCTCTATTTGGAAGTAGGGGGAAATTTTCAAGAAATTCTTTATATGAATTACTGGAGATTCTTGAGTATTCTTAAAAGTTTAAATAAAATTAATTCTATTAAAAGTGGGAAGCCCTATGTTGAACAAGGAATTTCACAAAGCTCCAAGGATATGATAAGTAAAAGAAAAGTTCAAAGGTAAACATGGCAAAACAGACAGTAGAAATGCAGTTTCTTTCTAATGCAAAAATGATATTAGGTGAACTCAGAGCAGTAAATGCTGAGTTACATAATATTAGAGATAACACAAATAGAATGAATGCGGTACATGCGAAAGGAACAGCAGGAGCTAAGACACATAGCTCAGCCATAAGAGGACTTGCATTAAGATTCGTTGGATACAACTTGGTGCTAAATCAAGTAATGGGTGCTCAGCAAAAATTAGTTGAGTTTATCAAAGAATCTGTGTCCGCATTTCGTGAATTTGAGACTAGAATAGCAGAAGTTAGTACCATTCTTGGTGCGGAGCAATTACCTTTAGTAGAACGTCTTACCTTTGGTATAGAAAATTTATCAATGGCGTATGGACAAGCAACAAGTGATATGTCTAAAGGTATGTATGACATTTTATCTGCGGCGTTTGATGCGGAAAATGCTATCAATCTTTTAACAACTGCAACAAGGGCGAGTATTGCTGGTTTATCTGATATACGAACATCTGTTGATATTTTTACTACAGTTTTAAATACATATGGAATGCGAGTTGAACAAGCAACCAATGTTTCAAATATTTTGTTTCAATCTGTTATACGTGGTAAGTTCCAGTTTCAGGATTTAGAACAAGCTCTTGGTTATGTCGTTCCGATTGCTGCACAAGCTGGGATAGAATTTAAAGAGTTAATGGCAGCACTTTCAACTACAACAAGACATGGTCTACATCTTGACATGACATCAAGGGGTTTAGCATTAGCTATTCAAGGTATTGTCAATCCATCTGTTAAAGCAACTAAAGCCGCTGAGAAATATGGAATTGAGATGAATGGTTTAGCTCTACGTGTAATGGGGTTACATGGCTGGTTTGATAAATTAAATGAAGCAACTCAAGAATATGGTAAAAGTATTCTCGGTGAATTAATACCCAATATGCGTTCATTGAGAGTTGCTATGGTTCTTGCTGGTGATGTAGGACTTGAGGGTTTTAATCAAGATTTAATAAAATTAGCGGAAATGGGTAATGCGACAGAAATAGCTCTAAAAAAGATAATGAATACAAGTCAATTCGTTTCTAATCAATTAACGCAACAATGGGAAAAAGTAAAAAGAGATGTTGGTGCTGATTGGGATGAATTTATGCTTAATATCCAAAGAGGAGTTCTTGTTATTGCTGATGTTTTTGGTTCTTGGGGTAAAGCAATTGAGTATGCCTCAGTAGCGGGTCAAAAATATGAATTTATAAAGAAAGATACTTTACATAATGCAACAGAATATTTAAGAATTGTGAATGAGATTACTACATTAGAAAAAGAAAGAGAAACTGTCATTGAAACAATTGCTGGAATAGAAGAAAAAGAGCTTACGTTTTGGCAACAAGTGTGGCAAAATGTAGTAGGTACTTCTAAACAAATGGTTATGCCAGGAGCAGCACCAGACGAATATGGAAAACAGCTCAAAAAAATAGAAGCTGATATGATTGAGTTAATTGAGACACAAGAGCAATTTCTCGATGATTTTAATGAAATTATAGGAAGTATTTATGATGAAATAGATGCTCTGGGTAATTTGGAATTAACACTTAATAATATTGAGCTTGCCATTAAAAAGCTTGATGATGAATTAGTGAAAACATTTGTATATGGATTCAGAGATGCCACAGGGGCGATGAAGGAAGCATCTATTAGTATTAGCGATTTAACTACCTTGACGCAAGAACAACGAGATGCATTAAGCGGATTAGGAAATACGATTAAGGGTAATCTGGCATATCAGTATCTAGCTTTAAAAGCACAAAGAACTTATGCCGATGCAACACACGATGTCTCGATGGGTTTAAAAGTTGTGGATTATGTCTATAAAGAAATTCCCCCTGATATACAAGCAGCAGTAACGGCAACAAGGGGATATACAAAAGCACAAGAGGACAATCGTAAAGCTACACAGAGAATGACAGCAGCAATGAGGAAATATCAGATACAATTATTAGAAATACAATTAAAAGGTATGCTGAGGAGGCGTGGACTCACACGAATGGAAGAAAGACAGATAAAAATGATACAGATTGCACAAGCGAAAGCACGTCTTGAAAATATGAAAACACAAAAAGCGGTATTAGAAACAGATGTTGCCACTTACCAAGATAAAAAACAACTTATAGATGATTATCTTTTGAAGCTCCAAGAAGAGCAATATGAATTAAAATATACATATGACCAACAGATAGTAGATTTAGAAACAATGATTAGTCGAGAAGGGGAAAAATTACTGACTAGATATGATTGGTGGGAGACTACAAATCAGAAAATAATAGATAGTGGACAAGATTTAATGATTACCCTTGAAGGATTAATGGAAGAAGATGTGTTTGTAGACTTGTTAGATGAATATGATGTTAAAGTTAAAGACTTAACAGAATCGATTGCGGGATTAATAGCAACAGCGGGGGGTAGAGTTGGTACTTATCCTACAATATCACCAGAAGTAGAACCAACAATGGGAGTACCCGAAATGACTGCTGGAATAGGCATAGCAGCACTTCGATTTACATTAGGTCAGCTTCCTAAATATCAAGGTGGAATAGATTATGTTCCGAAAACTGGACTTGCAATGATACACAGAGGAGAAAGAATTACTCCAGCAGGCAGAGAATCGCCGAGTGGGATTACTATAGACAATGTGACAATAAATGTAAAGGAAATCGCCGAAATTGATGACGTGGAAAAATTAAGTGCTCTCTTGTCACAAGCAGAAAGTAGCGGATTAATGAAAAGAGGAAAAACGAACTATAGACTAAGGATAGGTTGAAATGCCTGATGAAAGAGGGGCGAAAGGAACTGTGGTTTATCAGATGAAGTCATATGCAGATGCCACAAGGGTTGATGTGCGTTCAGTCGATATAATATTAGGCGTGGATAGAAATGGACTTACTTGGGTTTTAGTACAACAAGCGGTGAGATAATGATTTATGTTACTGCAAATGTGAATCTTGTTAATAATGATTATATTACGATTAATCGGGGCGACATAATTGTGGGCTTTGACCCTGACCCTGGTGCTGT